TACATCGTGAACTCTTAAACGACAGGGTTTACATGAGCTTGCCACTTGCTAGCAAGGCGATAGCGCCTTTGATGTGGTTGCTAGCATCCGAATCTAAAAATGGTAGTTTTGATGGCTCATTGGATGAGCTTGTGTTTCGGTTACACATTACAGAAAAAGATTATCGAGATGGCGTTAAACCATTGATTGATAAAGGATTCTTTATTGATGCTAGCAAGGCGCTTGCAGATAGCAAGCAAGGTGCTACCACAGAGAGAGAGACAGAGAGAGAGGGAGAGATAGAGAAACCCTTTATATGTCCACCTGACGGTGAACTTGAGCCTGTCAAGAAATTACCCGAATGCAACCACAAAGCCGTGATTGAGCTTTATCACGAAAACCTGCCCACAATGCGGCGGGTTGAAGTTTGGAACGAAACTCGAGCTGGTTACCTCAGACAGCGATGGCGGGAAGTAGCTGCGGAGCTTGCACAGGAAAAAGCTATTGAAGTTGATGATGTGCTTAACTGGTGGGCTGAGTTTTTTCAGTCTGTTGGCAAATCAAGATTTTTGACCGGCAGGGTCAACAGCAAGGATGGTCGGGCTTTTGTTGCCGATTTAGAGTGGATACTTAAACCAAGCAATTTTGCAAAAATCGTGGAGGGAAAATATCATGGCAATCACTAAATTTACTCAACAAAAAGATGATTCTTTTGATGACATACAGCGTTTAATGTGCTCAGTGCCTGGCTGTCCCAATCGCTGGTCAGTCCACATGGATGGCGACAAGCCTAAGTGCTCAAAACACCAATGGCAAAAAACAGGCTTATTTACCACTTTTCTAATCTGGGATGAAGTAACAGTCCGATGGGAATGGTATGACGATGAGGATTTGTCTGCCGATGGCTTCTTTGACATCTTTGTTTACCGTGACGGTATCAACATTACCCATGACATTCCCAAATACCAATTCCAGTGGATTGAGGAAGAGGTTAAGCAATACGCTGGTTACGAGCCACCAAGCCGCCAGCGTGTCAGCCATGCACTTAATGCACATTTCAACAAAACTTATTGAGGCCAACATGAAATATTTACTTTTGCTCTTGGCGCTGGTCGGCTGCGCCAGCGAACCCAAAATGACCGAACAACAGCTCATCATGGATAAGCAAATTCAGGCAATGGGCAGGAATGAGGTTATAGACGCTGTTAAACAGTGTGAGACTTCTGGCCTGCGAGCCATCACAGTATTTGGTAAACGCAAGATCAACGGTTACACCGCAGAGACCATCGTAGATGTGACTTGTGGCCCTAAATATTATTACTAAGGAAAAATCATGAAACAAATTGCAACCGCACTGGTTAAAGCTCAAAAAGCCTTTGGCCCTGCGCTTAAGTCATCTACCAACCCGCATTTTAAAAGCCGCTATGCCGACCTTGCCGCTTGCGTTGAGGCGGTTATTCAAGGGCTAAACGATAACGGCATTGCCTTGATCCAAAAAAATTACGATTGCGATGATGGGGTTATGGTGGAAACCGTATTTCTGCACGAATCAGGCGAAATGCTNGAATGTGGCATCTTGCGCGTTCCTGCCAGCAAACAAGACCCACAGGGTTACGGCTCTGCCCTGACGTATGCTAGGCGGTACAGCCTAATGTCGGCTTGCGGTATTGCACCCGAGGATGATGATGGCAACAGCGCCAGCCGCCGCACCGAGATTAAATCTACGGTTAACGAAAACCAAATCCTTGACCTGTTAGCGGCAATGGATGAAGTCACCACCATCAAAGAGCTTCAAGAAGCCTATAAACAGGCTTACAAGGCTACAAATGGCGAGCAAGCATGGCAGACCAAGGTAATAGCCAAAAAAGACGCTAAAAAGGCGCAATTGGAAGCGTCTAAGGAGTTAACCAAATGAAAGCATTTCCTAACCCGCATCGAACTGACGAATTAGGCATGACCTTGCGGGATTATTTTGCGGCAAAGGCTATGCAAGCGGCAATCACTGGATGTGCAACAAGAGGTGAAGTTGCTGTGTATTCCAATTGGGCGAATCTTGCTTATGAAATGGCAGACGCAATGCTTGCCGCAAGGGAGGAAGCATGATGGAACAGCGCTCAGAAGAATGGTTTGCAGCTAGATGCGGTAAGGTCACCGCCAGCCGTGTAGCAGACATCATTGCCAAGACCAAAACAGGCTCAGCCGCCAGCCGTGAGAATTACCTTGCCCAACTGGTCTGTGAACGGTTAACAGGCAAGCCTGCCGAGTCTTACAGCAATGCCGCAATGTCTTGGGGTACAGACACCGAACCCTTTGCCAGAGCCGCATATGAGGCCAGAATGGACTTGCTGGTGACCGAGGTAGGGTTTATCGACCACCCTTGGATCACGATGTCTGGTGCGTCCCCTGATGGCCTAGCTGCCGAGGGTATGGTGGAGATCAAATGCCCAAATACAGCCACACACATTGAAACGCTGTTAACTAAGACTGTGCCAGCCAAATACATCACCCAGATGATGTGGCAGATGGCCTGTGCAGACCGCCCTTGGTGCGACTTTGTGTCGTTTGATCCTCGGTTGCCAGAAAAGCACCAACTATTCATAAAGCGCATTAACTATGACCCCGAAATGGTTAATTTGCTTGAGAATTCAGTCATCCAGTTCTTGGGTGACGTAGACCTGAAAATCCAACAACTTGAAAGCCTCCCATGAAGAAATTTAAAAACATTGTTGTCATTACCGGCACATACAAAACCCGCGAGGGTCAGGAAAAGAAACGCTACCAAAACATTGGGTCGGTGTTTTTAGACGATAACGACAACCTCAAGATTAAGATGGATTCCACGCCTTTAGTCGAGGGCGGTTGGAATGGATGGGCTAATTGCTATGACTTGGAGGAAAAGACAAATACAGGGGCTAAAGATGATGACCGAATTCCTTTTTAGAGCTAGGGGGCTTGACCCCTCAACCAGCCACGCTGCTGCCGACCAATCCCAAGACCTTGCCAAGCAGCACTTTGAAAAGATTGTGGAGTGCTTGCGTTGTCATGGGCCACGCGGTAAAGATGGCATTGCCGAGCTTACTGGGTTGGATGGCAACCAAGTGGCTAGGCGACTGCCTGAGCTTGAGAAAGATGGGCGTGTTGAGCTTACAGGGCGCACCACCAAGTCAAAGTCAGGCAGATCAGAGCGTGAATGGCGTTTTGTGCCTGTACAGCGGGAGCTGATATGAGCTATCTTGTTGCCTCATTACCGCCCTTGCAATGCTTTATCAAGGCTGAATTTTTGTACAACCACACTAAAGGGCATGGCGAGCTAGTGCCTTGCGTGTGGGTCAGTCTTAAAGCAATCAGGGGTCAGGTGTTCAGAATTGAATCGTTGCTGACCGAATACGGTGCTCTATACGACAAATTGCCCATCCATGCTTATGTGTGGAAAGAAGGCGCAAGTGACCTACCAATTGACACTCTTCAGTTGTGGGATTGCATGGGTTACAGGTTTACCATTGTTGAAAAGATGGGATTGCGTAACTTGGGCGTTAAGTTTCTTGGCAAAGATAAGCAGTGGCATTTTGGGACTTATATGTTTACAGCAGATTTTTGCGCTGATGGCATGGACGTAGACACCGGCTTTACCGAGACCGCTGAGGAACATAAGTCGTTTAATTTCATCAAGCTAGATTCGGGACAGTTTGCCGCCCAGCCCAACAACCGATGCCTGTGGTATGACCAAAGCCTAGTCCAACAAGCTAAGTTTCCTGATTTTCAAGCAGCAAAAACCATTTATTCAGTCGATGGCACACGCAAGTGGACGGCTGGAGATGATTGGTTTTATTCAATAACTGAGCATGATTAGTCGCGTTATTTTGTGTTTAGGTATGGCAGGGGTCGGCATTTATGGAATGCTGATCCCTAACCCTCCACCTACCCCAGCACAAATGCAAATGCAATACAAATTAAAACAGCTTAGCAATATTTGCGACAAAAAGAAAAAATCCTCAAAAGTAAAGGAACTGTGCAAAAAATGGAAGTTTTTATAACCATCGCCGTTATGTTTGTTGGTGCAATCATTGGCATTGGCGTTGTATTAGCCATGCTGCATTTTTTTGCCGATTAAGCAAACATCCTTGTTCCTGATCCATCAATGATCAAAGCCATTTCTCTTGGCGCAGTTACTGCCGTATTAGGTATGCTGACGTGCGTCCAGCGGTCAAATTCCCTAATAACTTGATCGTAAGGCAAGCCAGCTTCAATAATTGCCCTGACAACCTCATCGGGCTTCATGCCTGGCACTCGAATATCTGCCGCGCACCCACGCCGATGTTGACTGGAATCTTTTGAGCCCACAGCATCATTTACGGCTTTTGACCTAAACGCAGAATTAATGATGATGGGTTTACCACCTAAAACTTCTTTGACCCTTTCTAAAAACTCTGCCAAGCGCACCAAATTCTCTAGCTCGGCATCGTTGGGCGTGTTGTCCATATTGCGTTGCTCGGTGTGGGTCAGCTCATCAAGGGTAAAGTTTGGTGATAAGTTCATTTCATGTTCCTCATTTGGTCATAGGTTTGAATACAGGTGTTGAGTTTTCTGATAGCGGCATCTCCTTCTGCGGTGATGGCGATAAGAGCATCAGCAACCGATCTGTCAAGTTCGGCTGATGTTGTTCCTGCGTCACCTCCGCTGGCAACGGCGGTATCTGTGGCGGCTTGTAAGGCGCACTGGGGGGCTTTGACAGCAACCCGCAGGCTGAGAGCGCCACTGGCAATATCATCACGCAAACGGGTCTCTTTAATCTTTGCAACATGGTTTGCCTTTCGTAGTGTCTCTGCATAAGTCTGCGCTACCTTTGCCATTGCCTGCTCAGTTTCTCTTGCCTTTGCGTTTAGGGCAGCAATTTCAAGTTGTTGGCGTTCATACTCATTTAATTCGCCTGTGGAGTATCCAGCCCCAAAGCTGCCCAGCACCGCCAAAACAATGCCAAGAATTACCCAAGGATTAAACAAACTCATGGTTTTGGCAATTCATCATTGTCGGTAGCTTCTGCCTTGGCGGTTGCGTTTGCAATAGCCTTAACGCCTGACCTGCCAGCTACACCACCCAACACGCCAGTGATAAACACCATGATGGTGCTGATCTGTTGGGTATATACGCGGTCAATGGCTGCCATTGCTCCATTCATGGGCTGTTGCACGAATGAAACCGAGTAGAGAAACATACCCATAGAAGCCAACAGGATGGTCACCAAGACCACAATAACAAATGCCCATACCCTGACTTCAATCTCGTCTGCCGTCAGGCGATTATTTGTTTTGTAAGCAACAGTAGGCATCATTTTTTCTCCTCTGGTTTGATTAACTGGTCTGGGCAAGTTCCTGTAGAAGTGCAAATAGGCGGCTTGCAATCAGCAAGTTCCCAATTTTTAGGGTCTTGGCATGGATAGCGAAAACGATCTTCACAACCGGCAAGCAAGCCACAAAGGATGCCAAAGCAAATAGTTAACGCCAACAGTGTAAGTTCATGTTTTGTCATTTCTGCGCTTCTCCTGCTCATATTGTCTTCTAAGCTTTTGAACCTTTTCTACCTCTTGCCTAACCTCATTTTTGACTTCCAAGATGTCAAGATAAAGCATCGCGCCAAGCGGAAGAAGCAAAGCCACTAACACACAAGCAGCAATCCAGCCCATTATGCTTTCCCCCAGCGACTGAGTAGGAGAAGCCACAACCACAGGTAGAGGAGGAATATAGTAGTCGCTACCACTGCTCCCAGTTTTAACTGGAGGTTTCTTTCCTCTTGCCGCCGTTGCCATGATGCTTCCCGCTTTTTCGCCTCCTGCTTGAGTCTAGCTTTTTCCTGTTCCTCTTGTATGACTTGGCGCATCTCATATGTCTGCGAGTACAAGTCAGCAAGGCCAGGCGTTTGATACACCATGATCTCTCTGATGGTGGTCGATAACTCCTCCATCTGTTGCCTACACATCACGCGATTCATCGCGCTTTCCATCATTTGCGCGTTGCTGATGCTGGGATCGTAGACTTTGGCCTTCTCTTCCTCCTCGCGCAGATATGCGTTCAGTTGATCCTGCAAAGCCCAAAACTTACTGAGCTGCTTGATGATGTCGGCCATTGCCTGAGTCTCATCATAGGCAACGAACTTTTCTTTCTTTTTCGCCACAGGCTTGGACGTGGTGGCTGCTGGCTTTGGAGCAAACAGCTTTTGCCACCAAGATCTAGCAGCCTTGGCGTCCCCAATAGCTTCATCGACTGTGCTTTTGACTTCAAGAAAACTTGTCTTGGCCTCTTTATACAAAGAGCAAAGCTCAGTGATCCCCTTAACGCAGGCATTGGCAGCGAATAAAAGGGATATTGGGTCCACATCGTTACAGCCCCAGCATCTTCTTCACGATGTCGGCAGCAACGCCAGGCCCAAACAAGATGGCGGCGATGACGATGTAGAGTTGGATTTCGATCTTCTGCATCCGACCCTTTCCAGACTCCAGCTTCTCTTCGATAGATTTATATCTCTCGTCGCAGATAGCTTGGTGGACGGCGAAGTCTTTTTCAACGTCACTCATTATTTCGCCTCAAGTGCTGTGATGCGGTCAGTCAGGGTGGTGATGAGGGCTTGTTGTTCTTGGATAGCTTTGACAAGGATTGGCACAAGCACAGAAGTTTTAATAGACTTAATAACATCATCTGGGTCATTTGGTGATGTTGTATTGTCAATCAGGGCAGGAAATATTTGCTCAAGTTCTTGTGCAATAAAACCAATTTGTTTGTGGTCTGGCTCAGTTTTTAAATTAAAGTTACGAACCTTTAATTGCATTACATCAGCAAGTTTTGGACTTGCATCAACAATATTTTCTTTTAGTTTTACATCGGATAATGTGCCATAACTATTATTTACATTAACAATATTTCCATTTGAATAACAATACATCTTGTCAGCACCAGCGGCACTAGCGGCTATAAGAAAAGAAGATGTACCAGACGTAACATTTGGAGCGTTTATTTCTAAAGCTATACCATTAGTTGCTGATGTAGGCTGAATGCGTAACCCATATACACTTGTTGAAGAAATGGCACTTTGTCCTGTTCTGTAAGGGGTTGTAGTCCCCACCAGCAAGTTACCGCTGGAGTCGATGCGCATACTTTCCGTAGTGCCACCATTTGATTTAGCCCTAGAAAAAACAGTAGTTCCAAAAGTGCTGCTGTCTGTTCCAAATACCGCAATTCTTCCTACACTTGCAGACTCAAGCGACATTGCTATTTTGTTTGCGCTGTTTGCTTGTACTGCGCCAGTAGATTCAAAACTGTAAAGAGCCGATACGACTCCTTGAACATCCAACTTGTTTGCTGGCGAACTCGTACCAATCCCCAAATTACCAGAGGCATCCAGAGTCATTGCTTGGGTGAAGCTGATTGCGTTCCCTGCTGTGCCTGATGGGGCTACATACCAAGAATGAACACTATTGGCTTGGCGATACTTTGATGCAAAGTCAGTGCCGATGTATATCTCAGAACTACCAGAGTTCAAATAAACGTTTGCGCCTTGCTCAGAAAATGATGTCCCAGTGCTACTGCCAATCAAACTTGCGCCAGTGCCAACTTGAAATGCTTTTCTTGTACTTCCCCAAGCACTAGGCGTAACACCAAGACCCATGTTGCCAGCACTATCAAGGCGCATAGCCTCCGCACCGCCTTCAGAGAAAGCAATAGTGTCAGCCGCAGGGAAGAAGATGCCTGTGTTGGTGTCGCCAGTAGTGGTGATGGATGGTGTGCCTACAGCGCCAGCAGCAACAGTAACTGATGTGGCAGATGCAGCGCCTAATATTGGTGTTACCAGCGTGGGGCTAGTCGCCAACACGTTATTGCCTGTGCCTGTGTTTGTAACGCTTACAAGCCCTTTAGACGCATCTGTTGCCACCGCGCTTGAAGCTGTCAAGCTAGAGTAAATGGGCGCAGCGCTAAAAGTAGCAACACCAGTAACCCCCAAAGTACCCGCTACATTGGCATTTACGCCAACATAAAGATTCTTAGCTACCCCTACGCCACCAGCCGTAATGATTGACCCTGTGGAAACGCTAGATGAGTCTGTGGTCAGTGTTGAGGAGATACCTGCCGCAAACGGTATACGAGCCGTTGTGGTGGTCTGACCGTCCTTTGTGATAGCCGTGGACAGACCTGTTGCCAAGTCCGCTGTAAGGGCGTTAAAGGCAGTCGCAGATATGACTGTACCCGCAACTACCGGTTGCCCAGAAGTGTTTATTTGAAATGTGCCGCTGCCGTTGTAACTCATTTTTTACCTCTCAATGCATCCGATAATGCGTTGTACTTTGTCGATTCTTCCACTTGTTTTGTTATTTCTCTGTTTTTGGCAAACTCAGATGCAGACTTTGCTAGTGGGAATCTAATTGCCGCCATTTTGTCCAACAATCTTGCAACCACACTGCCAGTATTTGAGTAATTGACCGAACCTTCTGGTTTGACCAGCGCATCCTGAATGGTGTCTCGCACATCTACCAATGTTTGTCGACCTTGCTTTCCAAACATATAAACAAGTTTGTCTTCTCGATCTAACGTGTCTATTGCTGTTTTTAGCTTGGCAAATGATAACTGACCACTTGCGTTCTTGGTAAGCTGGTCTTTAAGATATTGAACAGTTTGACCTTGCAATTCAGCATAAGCCTGTTGCCCTTCTGGGCCACCCTTTTTCAACAATTTGGTGACTGTTCGCATTTGTTCCAAACTGCCATCCAAAACAACGTGAGAAAACACATCATCTAACGCCACAGCGCGGTCTGCGTAGCCGCCTTTAGTGCCAAGCAATTTAGCCACACGGTAAGTGTCTTCAAACTCTCTACCAAGTTCAGCTCGTTGCGCCCTAGCAGCGCGGTACAAGTCACCACCAGCGCCCTCAGTTACCTCATTTATGATTTTTTTAATGTCTTTCATAAATACACCTGATGGCTTACCTGGCTCGCCCAATTGACCCGCAGATTTATACAATTCTTCAAGATCGTCAATTGTTATTTGACCATTTTTTGCTTTTTTGAGCGCTTCTAATTTAGCTCCAATGGAATTAATTTGCGGCACAGAAATAGCTTCAGGTTGTACAAAAGTTAAATATTGGTCTAATTTAGTTGTGTCAACCACTTGCTTGGTTTCGCCAGCATCTCTAGCTTTTTGATAAGCGCTATCTACTTTAAGTTTTTTGGCATCAAACTCTTTAACTAATGCACTGTCAACCAATGAACCAACTTTACGGTATGCAGTTGGATCGGCATATTGAGCGCCAGTCTGTTCAGACAAATCTTCAAATCGTTTCAAAATACTTTGTTTTTGACCTTTTTTAAATTCAATCAAGCCTTTTGCTAATTCTGGGTTTTCTTTTGGCAAATCGGATTCAAGCTTTAAAAGCCCAAAATCTTGCAATTGCTCGCCCTTGGTCAAAGGAATCTTTTGCTCTAAAGCCCTTTGTTGCCGCAATAAAGGCTCTTCAGTAGATGCCGCACCCATACCTACCATTGGCGGTTTTTGAGGCTGTAAAAGCGCTGCCATGCGTTGTTGGGTGCTTGTTGCCGCAGGCGTGACCATTGCCCGAGTTTGACTTACAGCAGCAGGCGTTAAAACAGATAATTTATTGCCTAGCGCCCCATAAGTTGGCGGTAATACGCTTAAAGCTTTGCCCAACTGATTAACAATGTCAGGGCCTGTTTCTGTGCGTGGTTGATAAAACTGTTGGCTAGTTACGTCAGCAGCTTTTTGCCCCATCACTTTGCCTTGTGGCGTTCCATAACCGCCATACGCTTCACCAAAAATTTTGGCAACCGGCGTTGTAACTGCCCGAGCAACTTCACCTGCAATGATTGCGGGCGTTTCAAGTGTTCCCATGATGCGGTCTTGCATGGAAACAGGCTTAGGTGGCAAAGTTGTAGATTTTTCTGCGCCTGGTATTTGTGCGCCTGTAATCCCTAATTGATTGTAAAACTGCGGCTTTGGAATGTCGGAATAAAACTTTGAATGCAAAGCATCAGCCAACGCCGCATCTGGCATATCGTTGTACTGCGGATTTTGTGCTCGAAATTCAACAAGTGTTGCCATTATGGTTTCCTTGGTCTCAATCCAAGTGGATCATTAGCAGGGTTGTTTACACCTTGTGGCGCTCCAAAATCCATTTTTCTGCCATAAGATGATTCTAGGTTTTGTTTTGACCTGCTTAACAAACCTTCCATAACTTTCACTTGTTCTTTCATGGCATCTCGGCTTGTCATTGCACCAGCTATTGTTGCAGGGTTGGTTAACTGAGATTCCACAATGCTCATATCAGGGCCAGTTAAAGCGCCAAGTTCATAGGCATCCTTTAAACCCATTAACAAAGCCGTGTACTTTGAATTCATCCGCGCAGTGTCAGAACCAACCGGCAATGGAATAGCCATGCCTTGACTTGGAATTAGTGGAATTTCTTTAGGAAAAACCATTAAGTCTTTATCTAGCTCAGTTTTGTAATCTGTCAAGTAACCTTCAAAATCTTTAAGTTTTTTGGCTTTTGCACTGAAATCTGTTGGAGGTAAAGCGCCTGTTTGCGAGCGTTTTATTTTTTCTGCCGCAATACGGTTTGCTTCATTTGCAATAAATTCATTTCTTGCTTTTGGCGTTAAACCCGCAGGCGGCGGGCTTGGTACAAGCTCAGGAAATTCAGCAGTTGGTTGAATTGTTGCGGCTTGCGAAACTGGTCTTGACGCAGTTGGCATAACTTCTTGCAAAGGCATATAGGTTTTTTGCTTTGGCTTTGCAGTGGGCATAGTCGGCGCAACTGGCGCATCTACCAATGGGCCTGTGTATTCAGCCATTTATTTATCCTCCACATGATTTTTGCCATCTGGCGTTTGATAAACAGGTCTGCCGTCTGGCGTGAATTTGCCGGTTTGAATAGCTCCCATTGGCACACCTTTTGGTAATTTTGGCTTAACCAAAGGATTAGGCGCTGCCGCCATTGGTTGAGGCTCTGGAAATGGAATACCCTCATAACCAAGCTTGGCTCTTGTTTCTGCCACGCTCAACATATATTTAGAGACATCTTCTTGCGTAACCTGACCAGCATCTTTATTAAGTTTTGAACCAACCAAGTTTAACAATTGCGGGTCTTGCATGATTTGAGGTGGCAAATTCTTAGCCATAATCAAGTCAGCAGCAAAGCCTTTGTATTGATCAGGTATATTGCCCATTGTCAAAAGCACTTTTTCTGGGACAAACTTAGTTACAGGCATTCCAGTAGCAGAGTCAATTGTTTTAATTTCTCGCACAGGTGATTCTTTTGGCGCGGTAAATACGGTTTTGTCGCCTTGCATAACAGTGCTACCGGCAGGAATAACCCTAAATTCTTGAGCTTTTTCTGCGGCTCTTTGCTCCAATGCTTGCTGTTGTGCTCTTTGTTGCATTAGAGCCTGCGCCAACATCATTCGACCCGCACTCGTTTTTGCAAATTTAGGATCGTTTAACATTTCCGCTCGAAGCATTGGAACTTGTTGATCAGGCGCTCTTACCTCAGGCACAGCGGCGGTGCTAGTGGGCAAATTTTGAATCTGTTGTGCATCTTGCGGACGCATCAAATTTCTGCCAATAGCGGCTTGTGCTTCAAAGCCAGCTTCAGGTTGGTTTAATCTTGCCAGCTCTGCTTGTCGTTCAACATTTTCGGGAATAGGCGCAGATGGCACAGCAGGCGTAATTACAGCGCCAGGCACGGTTTCCTTTTGACCAGCAAGCCCATAAATCTTTGCAAAGTCTGCCATTGTGTTGGCTTCATATTCTTTTTGTTCTTTCTCTGCTCGATCTAAATTTTTGCCAGCAATGTAGCCTTGTAAAAGTTTTGCAAGCCCTTGGGCATGGCTGACTTTTGCGCCTGGCACGGTTGGCATATCAATGGGCAAAATAGCTTGCTGTTGCATAGCCTCTGCCATCTTGCGGCGGCGATCCATTGCCGCTTGTTCGGCAGTAAATGGGCTTAAATTAATATCAGGCATTAAAGTCTCCCATTAAAATTTAAATGTTCCTGTTGGAGCGCCTAAAGCCGCCCCACCTAAGGAGTACAAACCTGCTGTTTGTGCGTTGGCTTGTGCAACCTGTTGGTTATAGGTGTTTGCATCAAATGCACCTTTTGCTTGTGTGGCTGCAAATGTTGGGGCAGGCTGCACAGTAGCCCCTGAATAAGCACCAAACTGAGGATTTTGAATCTGCGATCCAGACATCAATGCGGTGATTTCATTCAACGGCAATTGACGTAATGAAATGGCCTCTGCCAACGCCTGCTGTTGGGCAGTGTTGCCAAACTTGCCAGATTCAAGCGCTTGACCAAACCCTTGTTGATTTGCGCCAATATCAAGGTTAAGACCCTGCAAAACCGCTTGCGTTCTAGCATCTGTCTCTTGTTGCCCAAGTAGGTTAATTGCGTTGTTGTATGCCTCTGAGCCTGGTCTTAGACCTTGATTAATCAATTGCGTTTCTGTGCTAGTGCGCTGCCTTGCCAAAGACGGTTCTAAGCGTTGCATGATGGCCTCTTGCCCCGTCATGCCAGCATTGACCGGCATCTTTGCCACATTGCTCAAATCTAATGAAGTCTGAACATCTGGCCCACCAAAACTAAACGGCTTGTCAAGCACATTACTTGCTGTTTTTGCGCCCTGCGCTCCAAGGTTAGCCAATTGCAACTCAACGTTTTGCTGAGCTTCTAAAGTCTTCTGCGCGGTTGGAGTAAGGGTTTGGCGAATGGTAGGCGTATCGCCGTCATAAGTCACAATTTGAGTGCCATAAGGCGTGTAAGTATTTGGATTAGACAACCGAGCCGTAGCCCTTGCCGATTCCAAATTGGCTGCGCCCTGCGCTACTGCCGCGCCTGTGTAATCAGGTGCTGGTGGCGGTGCTGGTGCTTTTTTTCCCATATCGTTCCCCCAAATATTTGCAATTCTCTTTTGCCAATGTGTACAGGATTAAATCCCCATCAGCCATGCCATCCTTGATGTAAGCTTCTTCTGTGAAACCCATTTTTTCCACCAAAGTGACGCTTTTTGAATTTGTTGCATCTACTGGAACGATAATTTTTTTGACATCGCAAACCACAAAAGGATAGTCAAAAATCACCGCCAAGTAGCGCGGTGTCAACCTACCTGTGATTGCAATATGGCACGTTATTGATTGCCTATTCCAATTTTCGTAGATCACACCGGCAACAAACTCGCCGTTTCTTTTCAATCCGATTGACCGGCTTCTTGCCTCAAAATAACCACCCTCGATCTGCTCAGCCGTCCAATGACCCGCCGAATGATCGGTAACTACTTCAAAGCACACCGCCAGCCTCAAACACTAGATCGGTTGCGACCCATTGCAATTGTATGCCTTGCGTTGCTGTTTTTAACAGCGGCGCAAAGGTATAACCAATATTTGTTGCACCTTGCCAATTGGCGATCGGCACTAAACTTGACCCCCAAATGGCAGAATTCCATAAACCGGTGTCCCAAATTCCATAGTTGCTTATGGAGAAACTAAGCTCAGCCGATTCATCTGCAAGGTTGTAATCTACATTAACATCGCCAAAAACAGATGGCGTTCCATTGCTTTGGATGTGGTAACGAATCATCTTGCACTGCTTTTGCAAGGCTGTTCCGTATGTTTGAAACGATTGCAAAGCAAACCCACTGATGTCAGCGCTGTCATCTGATGAGCCATTCCAAGCTGCCGCCACATAACCATTGCCACCAAAATATGGATTGTCGTTAAACAACTCCCAGCAAGTTGCCGACCAGCCAGTAAAGTTACACCAGCTTTTTGTAATGTTGTTCATCACATACTGCTGTTCTTCGCCGGTGCTTATAGGCACATTCATAAGTAATTGATTTTCTTTTGGGTAATACAGCAAACACCACCCAAAATTACTACCGTACAAACTAACCGCTTGGCTGACCGCATACTGGATTTTGTTGGTAATTGATACCCTTGGATCAAGCCTTGAGCTTTGCAATGCCCCAGACATTGGAACAATGCCATCTTGCGTAATGATCAGCAAGTCCCCGCCAAACTTTGTGTAGCAGCGCCTGCCAATTGGTGCGCCCAACTTCCACAAGCCCACCATAGAAATGCCTGCTGGCGTGGTTGGATCGGTTAATCGCCAAAGAATCAATTCGCCCTTATTGGTGATAAACGCCAAGTTATCGTCCACGCCATAACCAGCGTCTAGCGTCCATGTCATGCCAGCCATGATGTAGCCGCCCAACTGAACCAAGCTGGTCATATCTAGCGCCACAGCCGCCCCACCAATTGCATTTATTGGCAAATACCAAACTTTAAGACTGCCTGTTTCAATCAACCAAATGCGGTTTTTAAACAGCAAAATGTTTGAACAATCAGCCGTATCCACGTTTGTAATGTCATAAGGTGAACCGTCTCCATCCTCATGCCAATTTGCACCATCAAAAATTTGAAGCTTGTCTGCGCCATTAACAGCCATCAAATATGAGCCGCCAACGGTGGTAATGTTGGTGTATTGAAATTGAGAATTACCCAATCCGCTGACAGCAGCAGCGCCAATAGTTCCAGAATTGGTTGCGTCATAAATTTTGCCGTCTGACACAGCAAACAACTTATTTGCAGTGCCTGATGAATAAGGCATCAAAGATTCGACAGTGCTTGGAAACCCTGTGGCGTGTTTGGTGTAGCCGTTTCTTAAAATGACCGAGTTAGTGCCAGGCCAAAAGTTTTGCAACGTTACCGCATCCAAAGGGTCCATTGCCCCCAACGCATCGCGAGCATTCCAGCCCCCAATAGGCGCGGCAACAGTTACAGTTTGTGAGGCTTGCTGGCGCGGAGCATTAACAAATGAATTTAGCATTAGTCTTTGTTTCTGCGTGATATAGCTTTTGATTTGGCCCTAGCATCCTCCTTAGAACTAGCTCCCCAAGCCTTTAGTGACAACGCAAGTCGGGTCGGCTCGCCGTTCTTTTCCATCGGGCCAGGCATATTGCCCATTCGCGCAAGGAATGATGCTCGGCGTGGGTTGTCCCCTGACTTGACAGGCGGCTTTAAATCCATGCCCTCTGCCTTTGCCGAGGCTCTACCCTTGGCATTTAAACCGCCCTCGGGATTCTTGCCCTCTTTGCGTTGCCAAGCCGCTGTCATTTCTTTTTCTCAGGCTTGGCAGTCTTAGCGGCTTCTTTAAACGCCTTGGCAGTCGGTGCGCCCTCAGTGCCAGGCTTTCTCATTGTTTCGCCCGACCCTGCGGCAATTCTTGCCCTTTTGTCTTGAATGTTTTTGTAAAGTCCATCTAGTTTCATGTCATCCCCTTAAACACTAGGCCAATTGCCATCTTGCACACTCCACGGCCCAACCAATTGATTCATTCCAACTGGCGCAAGGGACATGGCAGAAACTGGCTGATCCTGAGCTTTGCAATAAGCCAGCGTTCTAATAAATTCGCCTAACTCAATGCCGTAGTCCAGCTTTTTAGCTTTTAAGAAATAAAACTTCAAACCAGCCAGCATTAGGTCATCAGGGAAAATACTAGTGTCGGTATCCAACGTATATGCTGACTTTGATCCCTGATCTGAGCCTGCCGCACACACCCAATAGTTCGACACATACTCAAATGAGAAGTTATAAACCGTTGTCAGGGCTTGGAAAATCCTGAATTTGTTGTTGTATATCCGGTAGCGCTCGCGTGGGCCAATGGAGATAATGCCGCCTTGTAAGAACTGCCAATCCTGTGATGACTTTGGCCCAAGATTACGCCAATGGTCTGTCCTATCCCAATTGGTGTCCGAAATCATGCGGTCGTAGCCATCGGGCAAGTCATAGTCTTGCTTGGCAAACGTCATTGAAACCGAGGATGTGGAAGTGGCAACAGGTGCATTTAGCGTGACCTGCGTAGGGCTGTCAATCGTCAAAATCTCTGCATAAGGCGTTTGCCCTGTGCCTGTAACCACATTTCCCACTTGCAAGCCAGAAGTGTCAGGAATATTAGTGATTACTTTAGAGTTTGCCGTTATGTTGCCTGTGGTGCTTACCGCATTTTGGGTTTGCCAAATGTACGCCTGCACCAATCGTTGCCACTCGTAATCTCTGACCAAATCCTTGCCCAGCCGTTGAGCCAATGCCAATAGCTGAATGGTTTGGTTGTTTGATGAGCCAATTACTGCCGCTGGCTGAGTCAATCCTAGCTCACCCGATACTTGATCAACCAGTTGCAGTAATGTGTAGCTCATGTTATTCCTCTACAGTTTCTTTTTTGGGTCTACCTGCTTTTTTGGCAGTCAACTCGTTAATCATCTCACGCAATTGAGCAATTTCAGCAGCTTGAGTTTGCATAACTTTTTCAGTTTCAGCCCTTACGTTGTCCATAAGCTTGGAATCTTTTGCCGCCAAAATGAACGTGCGAGCTTTGTCGCGCAAGTCATTAAAGCCCATGATCTTGTTGCCCACTGAGTCGGGAAGCTGTGCAAACTGGTCGATCGTGTAAATGTGCAAAGCATTAAACTCGGCTTTTTGGGTGTCGCTCAGAATAGACCAAGCTTCCAAAGGTGTGCCTGAAACACGGTTTTCTTTTTTCTGCTCAAACCTTGCCCATTCAATTGGGTGCTCTTCAACATCAGATGGGCGCATTGGACGGTCAACAACCAAGGTGGAATCGCCTGGCACAAGCTTCTTCAAAAACACTTTTTCATCAAAAATGGGGCGGTTTTCCTGCGCCGTCTTGAATGAGTTTTGCACTTGCTTAGTATAGAAAAACACCGCCATCTTGCCTCGGTTGTCTTCCATCCAGCTTTCGTTAGTCCAACCTGCCACTTCGTTTTTCATGCTAATTCCTTGAGTTTGAAAGCAGTTTCCTGCATTAGTCCATCACCGTAAAACACCACTTCAGCGTCCTGCGTTTCTATGAATTTCTCCATTTCAATCGCAGCTTGAAGCATTTGGTGCGTTGTCTGGAATGTTCTCAAACCAACTCTGACCATGATTTTAGTCTGATCTTTGCCAGTGTGAGCACCTGCGTGACGGTTTTTTACAAACGAACAATCCATGCCGTGAATGTCAAACCGGCGAAACCCTAAAGCCGCCGAAACATTCATTGCTCGCATTCCTACGCTCGAACCGCCACCGATCAGGCTTTCCATTCCCTCGGGGTGGTGCTGGGCTACCCATGCCACCGTCTCGAAATCATTTCCATTTACCAAATGCCATACCTTAACATTTTTTCCTTTAAGGGTTTCCCAAAAGTCTGGGTGGCAAACTGATGCCATCAAATACTTTGTGTTCTTTTGTGGCTTTTTCAACATTTGCGCCTTATGCGCTCTGGGGTCGCAGTCCACATGAAAATCAGGGATAACACCCCTTTCCACTAGATAGTCGTGCGCGCCCGAAACCGTCATGATTGGGTGCTTGAGATGCCGCCATGTGTCTTCAAGGCTTGGGCCGTAACACGCAATGGTCATGCGCCGGTCGTTGAATTTGCCCTTTTTCTTAAGCAGGGGCAGATGAATTGCCTTTGCCATCTGCTCATGGCGCTCATCATTTGTTAAGACCCCTTTAAGCATTCCACCCTCATGTCTCTAAATGGAAAATGGTATCGAGGCTCGCAGAATGTAATTTCCTGCATTCCTACGGTTTCGAGCATATCCCTCAGTGGACGCTGAAACCAGCCCCATCTATGGCACATTGCCTCGGCCTTGTACTTGGGGTCGCCGTATAACGCATTTAGGGTCATAAAAGGCTGTAACGGCTCTTTTTTAACTACGCAGTTGTGGACGTAGGCAAAAACTTTATCCATGCAGGGAAGCTCTAGAATCATTTTGCCGCCTGGCTTTAGCACCCGCTTCCACTCGGTCAGCAGGTCATAAACTTCCCATTCGTAAAAGTGTTCTAGAACATGAATTGCGGCCACCGCATCAGCAGAATCACTTGCTATCTCAAGCTTTCTCAAGTCGCATTTAATGTCAGAAATGTCGGAATGCAGATCAACGTTTATCCAACCGTCCCATTTCTTTTTTCCGCATCCAAGGTTGTAGGCCGTCTCGTAGCGTTCTTCCACTTGTCGATCAATATTGCTGGCGAGAATTCTTCCCTCACGAACTTCTGCGCCTTGGAAATAAGTTTGTTCATGTTCTGCTGCTTTGTCCATTCGATGCCCTCTTTGATGTTGCCGATGTAGATCGGGAAACCCTCCAAAGCTGGATGCGGCTCTGCAACCACATAGCACCCTTGTCGAATCGCCTCAATTGCCCTGTTTGCGCTCTTATAAGGAGCTGTGGCAGGAATCACCACTATATCGGCTTTAGCAAATTCCCTTAACATAGTTTCATTCGACCAAGGGATTGCCCCATCAAAGTTTGACACCACCCGCAAGGGATAACCCTCAATGTCAGGCAATATGCGTTTTAGGCTTTCACGGTTGACGTGATGCCCATACCATAGCAAATTGACCCCATTACAGTGCGGTGGCATTTCGGGGTACTCATAAGGGTCAGGAATGACAGTAGCATCCTTGCCCAACTCCTTAATTCTTTTTGCCATTTCAGTGGTTGGACAAGTTACCGCATCAGCCAAGCGCAACGCCTCTTGGTAATGCAGCCAATCAAAATGGTCATCACAAAAGTCCACCACCACCCAAGCGCCTCGGGCCTTAGCTCTTGCCATCATCATCAGCTCATTGGCTTGGGGTTTAGCAAACACCAATGTATCTGCGGTCAGGTCGTTTAGGCTTGCCCAATCCCCCGCAGGCATCTTGGCTCGGTAGCGCCAGCTTGCGGCATTCTTGTCACCCCAATGGATAAATGATGTGCGGTTGTTAAGTTCGCCCTTAACATTAATGATGCCGCCAAGCTCCATCATGTTTTGTTCGCGCTTTTTAATGATGGCTTGAATTAACCCATGCCCATGCCCATTAAATGTGGCATCAGGCAAATAATCGTAGTACGTTTGGAAATGCTCGGCCTGCAAAGCCATTGCTGTATTGCAGTAAAAGGTCTCTCCCTCTTGGTCAATCTTGACCTCGATCAGCTTGTCGCCCTCTTTTAGCCCCTCGCCATTAACTCTCAGCAAATCGCCGTCATTGCATGAGTCAAACCCAAACAACTCAAACTGGCGGTATCCAAGGACGTAGAACAGCGATATAGCCCTTAAACCCGAAGTTGTGCCTCCACCTATCAACATACAATTTTTAGGGCGGTCTTGCCCCTTCTTGACGTATGGATGCCATAGCGTGACCTGATACCCATCAAGGTTGTCAAACATCGCTGGATGGCACTGGCTGGCAATCATGTAATGCACAGATGGCTGCGGTTTGTAAAACGCTATTCTGTGCTCTTGTGGATCAATGGCTAGGGCGTAATCGGGAATCACGCCGTTATCAATTAGCCAGTCATGTGCGCCTTTGATCGCCACAATAGGCGACCCTGCTGCTTTCATTTTTTTAATAAGCTCTAACTGACCTTTAACGCTTGGGGCGCTTGCCACCAACAGGATCGCACCGGTCTTAGCTGGTTGCGCTTCTTTGACCTGTGGGTAGCCTCTAGCAATCGCCGCATCCATGTTGGCAAACAATGTCTCATCTTCTGCGACACATTTACCAGTAATTTTTAAAGGCAAAGAACTCATTAAAAAGATGCCCCACCTTTTGAGCAGGGCATCAGTCTGGTTTAGCCTGCGCCAACCATAATCAAACCTGCATTGTTGACCATACAGAATGGTGCAGATGCAGAAGTGGCAGATGTATTAGCCACAATACCTTGGATGAAGCCAGCAGACACGGTTGTGTCATCCAGCGAACCAGCGGTAGAAGTGGTGTACAAAGGCACTTTAGGATTGCATCCAACCAACAAGTTAACTTGCAACATACCGTTCAAGCCAACCCAGCCGTAGTAGCTAGAAGCGATTGCGGTTTGTGCAAAGCCAACCATATTGAAACCCAAAGCCGCAGCGTTTGTAGTGGTCACAGGCACAGCTCGCATAACAGGAGTGGGACTCGCTGAGTTTGCAAACGTAGACATGATCACCGCATCAAATGCGTTAATGGTGGATTCGGCGCGGACAAACATATACACGCCGTTGTTGGAGGTGCTTACCCGAGTACCAGGGGTAACGGGAAACAAAGTGGTTGAACCGGCAGAGGTTGACGCATAAGTAGCGG